TTACTCGATATTCTGAATCTGTTCGCGCATTTGCTCGATGAGTACTTTCAGCTCAATGGCTGAGTTGGTGACTTCGGCATTAATAGATTTTGATGCCAGCGTATTCGACTCGCGGTTGAATTCTTGCATCATAAAATCAAGGCGGCGGCCAACAGCTTCTTTCTTCTTCAGAATATTGTGCGTTTCTTTAACGTGCGCTTCCAGGCGATCCAGCTCTTCAGCGACATCGACACGTTGCGCCATTAGCACCAATTCCTGCTCCAGACGGGTATTTTCCAACTGAACTTGCGCTTCTTCCAGCTTGTTCAGCAGGCGCTCACGCTGCCACTGCAAGATGTTTGGCATATGAGTTCGTACTTTAATCACTTCGGCGCTGACACCATCCAAACGCTTTTCTATCAGTGCCTTGAGTGCCGCACCTTCGGTTTCACGAGAAACAATGAAGTCATCCAACACGATATCCAGAGCCTGCATTAGCTCGGTACTTATTGCGTCCAGATCTTGTTCTTCTGCGGCCATGACACCCGGCCAGCGCAGAATATCCACTGGGTTGATTTCGCCTTCATCACTTTGCATCTTGACCCAGTTACCGGCTTCAACTAATTGTTTTGCCAGTTTTTCATTAAGAACCAGCGAGCTTTGTGCGTTGGCATCCAGTTCAAAACGCAGGTTACATTCGATTTTGCCACGGGTTAGACGGTTGCGAATACGTTCACGGATGACCGGTTCCAGGCCGCGGAACTGTTCAGGCAAGCGAATATAAGTTTCTAAATAGCGTTGGTTAACGGAACGCAGCTCCCAGGCTGCGCTACCCCATTCACCCTTAATATCACGCCGAGCGTAAGCGGTCATGCTGCGGATCATTATTGCGTACCCGTTTTAAAGAAAAGATGCAGCGATTATAGCCTCCGAGTCGCAGGCAGGATAGGCATTACATCACTAAGGCCGTATAATGCGCGACCAATATCGATTTAAAGCCGGAGAAAGCCCATGCGTCCAGCAGACCGAGCAGCACAACAAGTCCGCCCATTGACCCTGACCCGTAATTACACAAAACACGCTGAAGGCTCAGTGTTGGTTGAGTTTGGTGATACCAAAGTCTTGTGCACCGCCACGGTCGAAGAGGGTGTTCCGCGCTTTCTAAAGGGCCAAGGGCAGGGTTGGATAACCGCTGAATATGGCATGTTGCCACGTTCCACCCATAGCCGTAACGCGCGCGAAGCCGCAAAAGGTAAACAAGGTGGCCGCACGTTAGAAATTCAACGTCTGATCGCGCGTTCTTTGCGTGCCGCGGTTGATTTGAAGAAACTGGGCGAATTTACCATCACTTTAGACTGCGATGTATTGCAGGCGGATGGCGGTACTCGTACCGCCTCAATTAGTGGCGCTTGTGTGGCTTTAGCCGATGCGCTGAATAAGTTGGTAGCCAGTGGCAAATTGAAAGCGAACCCGATGAAAGGGCTGGTTGCAGCGGTTTCTGTTGGCATCGTGAAAGGTGAAGCCCTTTGCGACTTGGAATACGTAGAGGATTCTGCGGCAGAAACAGACATGAATGTGGTGATGATGGAAGATGGCCGGATGATTGAGGTGCAGGGCACCGCAGAAGGCGAACCGTTCAGCCACGAAGAACTCTTGGCGTTGCTGGCTCTGGCTCGTGGGGGGATAGAGACTATCTTCCAGGCGCAGAAGGCGGCGTTGGCACAATAAATTAATTAAGGCGACTTGCTAGTCGCCTTAGGTGGTGGTTAAGTAGTTGAAATTAAAGGATTAATTTCTTTCAGTGTCCACGCATTGACCACGTCGAATAAATCAGCCCCGCTTGCGGGGCTTTGTTTTGCGTAGTGGTGTACGGGTAAAGTTTGGGTTTTGCATTTTACCTGGTGGCCGTTCTGGCTGCTGTTGTTGGTTTTTTGTCCGAGATCAAAGTGAGTTTCTCACCCGTTTTTACAGTATCAAAATTTCCCCTCAACTTTGCGCAATCCCTTGCGGCGTCTGGCTTGCCGCACAATTCTATTTATTTTCCTGAACGCTTTCCGTTTTGTATTTGATCGGACGTAAAATATAAATTCCTTTTAAAATCATAATGTTGAATTTCTTAGATCATATCGAGATCATTCTCTTTACTGTAATTCACTGAAATATATATCACTCGTTACAGTTTGCGATCCATGCGAGATCCTTAGGACTGGCGCGGCCTGGCGTGGGCGTTTGTAGAGTTACCAAACTGTAATAAATTCGCCAAATATTTTGTGCAGGCGTGGTGTGTGTGTGCGTTTTACCTCCCGTTTCTTTTACGTGGCTGGATTTACCTCATATGTTTCATGGGTGGCTAATGGCGCGATTATCTTGTTTGAATCTGAATCGTGAGGTGCATTAAAGGATGTGTGCCGTGGTGTGGCTCTCAGCGCGTTATGTGCGATGTGTACCGGCCTTGCTGTGCGGGCAATGTGAAATATTCCTGTAATTCTTACGGGGATATTACGTAATTTTATTACTGTTCGGGGGATGTTGGGGGCACTGAAGCACAGACGGTTATGTCTGTGCTCTATGGAGGTTAGGCAATGAAGGGGCCGTACTTGGCTGCCAGCGCTGCGGCAGTGCTGGCGGTGCTGGTCATATCGCCGGCGTTCAGTGGGCCACCCGTATTACTGTGAGTGTGGCTGGCGGTCTGTTGTGCCAGTGTTTGTAACACATCCAGCGTATCGGTGAGCAACGTCAGTACGTTGATTTCATCGGTACCCAGGCGCACTGATGGCGCGATAAGTTCTTGAGCTGCGGCAACACTGCGGCGAATACCGGCGATTTTCTCTGTGAGCGCGCCGGCAACGTCAGTCGTTAGATTCTGGCCAACCTTGGTATTTTGATTCTGGCCAACATCGTCATTTCTGTCTTTACCAACCTTGGTCACCATGTTGGCCGATGTGCCTATCGAGTAATCACCCTCGGCAAGTTGCACCACCTGGCCGGCCATCAGGGTTTTTGTTCCCAGCACCGTAGTGCTGTCGTTGGCTTTTACCGTGGTGTTGCGGGTCGTGGTGGTACGACTTTCCTCGTCACTGGTCACGCTGCGCCGGCTGCTGGTTTCCTCTATCGCCTGGTCAGTATCACGCCGCCAACTGCCGTCGACCGTTACGCGCTGACTGACGCCATCACGCTGTTGTTGCAACTGTTCGCCCGGCTTGATGGGGGGCAGCGACAAGCCCTCACCTAGCGTCTGGCGGATCATTGGCTTATCCGGCCGGCCATCAGCAAAACCAAGTTCGACCAGCGTGCCTTCCGTTGGAAACTGGAACATGCCGCCCTCGCCGCCTGCCATCGGTACCGGTAGCGGCACCGCGCTGTATTCTTCGCCGGTGGCGTTGCCGTCTTCGTCCAGTAGCTGAACGTTGGCCGCGTAGCGAGGCCGAAACGGGTCGGACAGGTCGCCCAGCTCGGCGGTGTCGGTTGGACTCATGACCCGCGCCAGGCGGGGCAAATGCAATCCTGCCGCTAATTCGGGATAAAACTTGTCTATCTGGCGCTGTTCCGGTGATTTTCGGGCTGGCTGGCCCTTGCTGTTCAGAATTGTCCAGTAGAGCGTCATGGTGTCGTCGCTCACGTCCACGCGGGTAATGCGTCGGCTGTTGACAATGGAACCCGGTCGAACGGTCGGGAAAAGTGGCAATGTAAAGCTGCTGCTCCCAGCTCCACTTTCGGCAAACTCTTGAGGAATGGTGACCGGCGTTTTCGCAAAGCGGGAATCGTCGTAACTGCCGACATAGAGTGTGCCGTCGGGCAGTTGATACCAAACGTAATCTGAAATACCGAATGCACGCCCCAGATTGGACAGCAAATGCAGACCGGTACCGCTGTGTTTGAAGTGGGGGATTTGAGTGTCGGTGTAAGTAGCATTTTCAGGTAGCACAAACGGGATACCACAAGCTGCCGTTACCGCGTCGGTCACATCACGCAAAGTAGGGTGTTGCAGCGAATGAGGCTGCGACACCTGGAGTCCGCCCACCCATTCGCGAATGCATAAGCGCTGTGCCCCATTTTCAGCCGGTGCGCTGCTTTCCACGTATCCCACCAAGTAGCGGAATACGGAATCGTTGGTGCCAAGGTCTAATTTCACGACCTTACCGACACAATCGGCTTCCGTTATCGCAGTAACAAACCCCAGCCCGCATGCGCTCAGGGAAAGCGAGAGATTTAAGTTGATGCCGGCAACCTCATTGTCACCAATGTATAAAATAACAACGGATTTCATTCACTGCCTCCGGGCGGGCCTATCAGTTCGTCATTGACATATTGCGAAACCTTATCAAACCATGACTGACTGCCGCTGCTCTCACCCTCTGTCGTCGCACCATCCCCGGTCTGAATGACGGTGTTTTTTCCGCCTTTGCTGGCTTGTTGTGCTTTACGCTCGGCCACGCTGGAATGTTCCGTCAGGGTAAAATTAACCAACCAGGCCATCGCATTCGTTTGTTCGGCGGCATCCACACCGCTGGTAAAGGTGGCCTCCCGAAATTTCACCGCCTGGGCGATAGAGTGTGCGACACGATAGCGCTTCTTACTGCCATCGGCGTTTTTGGCTTCGGCCAGGCTATAAATACGCGTCAACATAGCGGCATCCGTATATCGGATTAACCCGGACACCCGCAACTCTTTGCCTTTAGTGCCCTGCTCTGATTTGTTGGTACTGCTGGCCTGGCCGCTCTGGTCTTTGTCCTGAATTGGCATGGTCAGCGTAACCAGAATATTTTTTAATATAATCGCCTCACCATCGAGCGCCAGCATCACAATATCAGCCATGATTTACCACCATTGCGCGCAGTGGGGCCAAATCCGCGCCCACAAACAGTAACGCCAGGCTAAAAATGGCCTGGCTGTCGGGAATGTCTTTTTTCATCTCAGCGATCGCCGTTTGCGTGTTGCCCTCCACCGAAAGCGCCCAAACTGGCACACTCGCCCCCTGCAATTGCTCCAGCCCACTTGTCGCCTCGGCCAGCAGTGCGGCGCGCTGCTGACTGAATGCGGCCAAAGCGCTACCGATAGCCTCGCTACTACTACCACCTGTGGTATCACTGATGGCTTTTTGCAAGGCTTGCGCCCCGGATGCCAGGCGCGTGGTGGCAACGGATAGCGGCGCACTCGCTGGTAAACCACCGGGGCGCGCGGGGATTTGCATTTTGCTGGCATTCAGGCTTAACGCCGCTTTGGCCCGGCGCTGAACCTGAGTCAATGCCGGTATCGGGAACACCTCGGCGGCGGCGGTCAGCAAGGTAATAAACTCGCCCAGGGTTTTAGCGGTGACCAGCAACACCACGACATCTTGATTGCTGTCTGCGCCAGCTAACCGACTGGCAAGAGTATTAATCGCATTGGCCGGACTCAAGAACGAGCCTGATTTCTCTGTTTGACCGACACCAAACGCCCAGGGATGAACGGCCACGGTCGAGCAATTGACCGGGGCCAGATTGGCGGGGATGCGCAACACCGATTTATGCCACATTATTTAATATTCCGGCCAAGTAACATCGGGTGCGGTTGCTACATCTAATTGCTTAACGGCAATAATGTATTTTTTCAGTTTGATTAAACGCGCCGTACCTTCATCGTCAATAATCCCCAGCATCAGGTCAGTTTGCAGTGCGGTTAGTTCGTCCTGAACCAACCAAATTCTACGGCTGCGCTCCCTTTCCGCTTCGGCAACCTGCATTTCTTGCAACCAAACCGGATTTACCACGATGGCGTTTTTTGCTTTATTGAACTGCCAAGCCTCGATAAAACGCTGGTCTGGCAGCTCTTCACGCAAGATTTTCAGCCAAGGGCCATCATGGGTAAATGCCTCTAAATACTGTTGTGCAGCGAAATTAACCACCGTCATTCCGCGCCCACTCTCATTCTCAAACACCACAACATAAATATTGTCGTATTCGTCATTGTCTGGCTGCTCTTGATTAATCAATTGTTCCATTTTTTATTCCTTACGGGCCAACGACGATAACGTAAAATTCAGGCCAATCTCTCCCGCCATAACTCGTCCCGCCATCTTCTGCGTTCTGTACGCTGAATGAGTTAGGGCTTCTATTCCAAATGTTCGCCGAGTGGGCATTTTGTGCGCCATATTGTGAACCACCATTAATGCCAACCGTAACAGCGTATGCACCGTGTGACGTTGACATGGTGAAGTTATAGCCGCCCACGTTGGTACGGTTTACCGCAGCAAAGCCGAATGAGTGGATAACTACGCCGTTCCCTTGCACTGCCGCCCATGCCCTGACTCTGTGGTCTGTGCGGTTAGCCAGATAGGTAGATAGGTGACCACCCCATAGAGCACCGTAGACGTTACCGTTAGCTTCTAACCATGCGGCAGTATTGCCCGCATAAACAGTACCTTTAGATATAAGTCCTGAGCATGTTAAATTGCCTGTTGCTGTCAGTGATTTAGGTACTGATATATCGCCAGTGGTTCGATTGATTGATAGAGTGACCCCTAGTGACTCGGTAACAAGTCTAAAACTCCCGCCTGAATCGATGTCAATATATGCGGCTGGTTTATTGTCCTTATCATAAAGATTTATCTCGCCACCCTCTGGCGAACCGGGCAGCGGAAACACCTGCAAACCCTTTGAACCTAAGATGCCGGGTAACTGAATATTGGTGTTTTTGATGCTGATGGCGTCCACTATCCGGCTGTCATCGCCCGCTGCCGCAGTACCGGCCGTTTTACCGATATCAACCAGTGCTGCGCCTTTCAGTGCAAGGTTTTGCCGGAATAAGGCCGCGTTGGGAATATCCGCACCGTTGCGCTCTTTGGCTAACCGGGCGTTGGCATTGTCCATCGCTATTTTGGCCGCTTTTGATGTGGCGGCCAGTGCTTCGCTATCGCTATCGGTGGCGCTGCTCATCTGCACAAAGCCTTTTTCCGTTAGCGTACCGTCCGGGTGATTACGGGATTTCTCATGCTTCGCCAGTGCGTCACTGGTTTCTTGTTCATTCAGTGAACCTTGCGGGCGCAGGTCGGTAATATTGCCCGCCGCATCAATGCTGGCGACCGCAAACACATAATGCATAAAACCGGATTGGTTGTAATTTTCCAGCATTGGTGCGACGGTAATTTTAATTACGGCTTCCCATTGGCTGGTAATGTTGCCTTGCAAACTGACGTCAGCCCAAACCTTGGTCGCTGCTGCCGGTACGCTGATGTTGTGATTATCCGATAGGTCAGCACGAATACCGCCGATATAGCCAGTGCCTTTGGTGACAAAAAATTGTGCGCCCGCTTTAGCCACCAGATAGGCCGAGTCAAAGAATGCCCCAGGGCCGTAATTATCCACATTGATTACACGCTGCATTTCATCAATGCCGGTTAGTCGGGCGGTGAAATCAATTTGCCAGGTTTCGGCGGGGGTGGTAATGCCGGTTTCAGTGGCTGCGCCGTTGTACTCCATCAAAAATGAGCGGGTCAGGGCGTTACCCTGCTGGCCGGTCACGTTGGCAACTTTGCGCTGGGTCGGGGCATGAACAATCATTGCCACCGTACCACTGGCTTTATTGACCAGGCCAATCCAGTTGAAATCAAAATCGCCCAACTCGGTTCCCATTGTGACGGAATACACCACCGCATTATCATTGACCAGGCCAATTTTATTCACTGCCTGGCGATGGACTATCTGCGCCACTGGCGGCAATACCTCGGCGCGGTCAACGGGGGCGGTATGATCAAGGTCTGGCACATAGGCCAGAACAAACTCATCTAATACCACAAGCGCGCCCGCTGCGGCTTGCTGGGCTTTCCACTGCTCGAAAGCAAAGGTAATAACAGTTTGTGACATCAGTTTTTCTCCATTAGCGACGCGCCAAAGGCGGCGGTTGTCACTTCATTTGCTGCGGTGCTGGCGCTGTAACAGAGATATTCACAACCCACATGGCCGGCGCGGATATGCATCTCAATAGGGGTGATAATCTCGTAGCGGTAGCGGCGGCAGGTACGGCCATACTGACGAATGATATTCATCAGCAATTCACTGTTTTCAGCCAGTTGGCTATCAGTAACGCGCACCGTTATCACATCCCAATCAATCTCCGGCTGGCGCTCTAGCAGTTCGACATAACCCACGCCCAGGCGGGCGAATATCGCAATAAATCCGGCCACTGATCCCGCGTCCTGGGCATTGATAAAGGCAAAATGCACCCGCTTACGAAACAGTGTTAGCGGTTCGCCAGGAAAGCGGGTCACGTCTCGCTGATATGCCAGCACGGTGAGTAACGGCACCACGCAGGTTAGCGGGTCAGCCTGGTTAAGCGGCCACTTGATCCAGGTGTAAACCTGTTGCCAAAATGCCAGACAAGCGCGCATTAATTTGACCGGTTCGCCTTTGTTCATCCACACCGGCAAGGCAAATTTGGGTAGCTTATTCATCAGCACTCTCCAGCGTCAGCAAGCCCAAGCGTGGCACCGATAACCCACTGATAATGTCACCGCGTGAAAAGGTCAGTGATTCGATTTCAACAAAGTGATCGTGCAACTCTTCCCCCAGGCGCGACATAGAAAAGCGGCTGTGCGGCCAGGTCTTTTGTACGCTGTAATCGGCATTTTCACGAAATGCACAGCCGATCAGATTGCGAACATTGGCAAGTAAGACGTTACGTTGTTCGTCGTCTAAATTACTGTTGTCGAAAAAGTGAAGCGTTACCGTCAAGTTATGAATTTCCTCCGGCAAGGGTAAGCACAACACATCGTCGCCGTGGCCGTGGTTGCCCTGGCTCATCACATAATCATTCACCGTATCGATAAACGGCTGGCTGGCGATGCCAGAATCCAACAACAGATAAACGTTGGCGGTACCGGGGCCGCGCGGGGCATCGTGTAAGAAAAAAATTCGGTCAGTGGTCAGGCCAGCAATGCTGGCAATCAATCCACGGTAAACCGCATCGATATGATATTGACCAGGCAAATTAAACTGATTGCGCACCCGGTCACGTAAGTCGTCGTCCAGTTCCTTATCGGCCCCCGGCACGAGTAACCAATTATCCTCGTTTACCGCGCTGGCGATGCCATTGACCGCCACCGGCAGAATTCGAAAATAACCGGGTGCCAGGTTGTGGCCGCTGCCGGCGGATTCAGCATTGACCGCAATCAATGCCCCGGTCACCCCTACAGGGATAACGGTATCGGCCAATGTCATTAATCTATACACCGTGCCGTTAATGCGCTCGGTCTGGATCACGGTGCCGGCTGGCACGGTAATTTCAGCGTTAACGCTATCTTTGGTAAAGCGGATCACGCCCTGGGCAAGACTGGCATTTTTGCGGGATAAATTGACCGCCCAGGCAAACAGATCAACAAAAACCCCGCTAGCGGTTGCCAGAAACAGGTTAGCCATAACGGTATTCACCAGCGCATCAATCAGCCACATCACTGGCGCGGTCACAATCGCCTTAATCAGCCGCCAGAACGGCGACATATTCGAGGTATTGGTGATCAAATTCTCATCAGCCGCGACCTTTTCGAATTCAGCTTGCACCTGGGCTTCAGTCGTCGGCATCCCCTGATCGGCAAGAATGGCCTTATAGTCAGGATTGGGGCGATTATTCATAATAAGTCTCGCAGTGACAGTGGGCCAAAATCGTAGGTATCCGCAGTAATAAAATAGTGCCCCTGGCTATCATCGGTAATCAGCACCGTACCTGGCACAATGCGGGTATCGGTTTCTGTCAGTAGCTCCATTTGCAACAAGATATCGGTGCGCAATACCGGGCTACGTTCAGCAATCAGCAACTTAACCAGGCCGGACTCGATAATCCGATGGACGCAGTCTTGTGCAATGCTGATGCGGTTATCACACAACAGCGGTTCATTACCGGACGACAGCGTAAAGTCGCCGTCGGTTATCAGCAGGTCGATATACCGTTGTTCACTCATCCAGCGGCCAGCTCCCTTGACTCCATGATGCTGTCCATTGTGGCCCCATTCGGTGGGTAGATATTCACCTCATGAATAGTGTTGCCGCTGCGGGTGGTGTTGGTCTGATTGCTGTTATTGGTGGTCAGGGCTTTGGCTATCCCGCCCTTATTCATCGTCGGACTCACTAAACCCGCCGGCGCGGGTAATGCCGTGGGTGCGGTTGCGCCGTTCTCGCCCTGGCCGATGGGTTTAAGGTCGATGCTTACGCCGGGGATGTTATTTAATTTGGTCACAATCCAGTTGTAAGTCGCGCCGAAAGACTCCGTTAAGTAGTCCCACAGCTTGCTAAAGACATTGCCGATGGCGTCAGCAAAATCATTAAATGCAGCGACCGGCGATAAGCCGCCAAAATATGCCACCACCATTTGCCAGCCCAGGGTAATCGACGCCCACACCCCGGCGAACATTTCCCCCACCTGGCCGGCAATTTTCATCACCCATTGAAACGCGGCGCTGTCCAGCAGTGCGGCTTTAAGCTGATCCCAATGTGAAATCACATACCAAACCCCTGCCGCCAGCGCGACAAGGCCAGCAATAATCAAGGTGATCGGGCTGGTCAATAACTGCATCCCAACACCGGCCAGCAGGGTGGCGATACCGTAGGCGCGCATAGCAACCGTGCTGCTTATCAACATCATGCGAGTAGCAATAAGCGCGGTGCGCAAGAATTTTAGTGCGCCGTTATAAATGACCGTGACAAAGGTTGCTAACTGAATGGCGCGGGCTTTGAGATTAATCGCCCACATCAGCCCGCGAACGGCGGCGGTTGTCAGCTTGATTATCCCCGTCCAGCCCATCATGATAAATTTCGATATTCCCATCACAATGTTAGCGACCGCGCCGGCTGCGGCCATGCCAAGAGTTGCCAGTGCGAGGTAACCAATCCAGCGCGCAATGTTGGGAAACATTTCCAGCCACTTACCGAATTGCGTACCGGCGTTGATGGCGTAATCAGCCAAGGGGGATATGGCGGGGATAAGCTGCATACCCACGGCAATTCGAATACGCTTCCACACCTGATCAACACGTTCCCACATGTCGGCCATTTTTTTAGCCATTTCTACCGCCCGGTCTAAGCCCTGGGTGTTACCCATATCGCGCATATGTTTACGCAACTTATCCGCCTGGCCCCAGGTGGCGGTTAATGCCTGCGCGCCCTCGCCAAAGGCTTTATTTAATGCGGCTTGCGCCTTGACGTTGCCCTCAATGGTGTTACCGAATTTCGCCTGAAGTTTTTGCAGAATATCGGGGAACTCCAACATCTGGCCTTGTGCGTCAGTAAAGCTCAGGCCCAACTGTTTACCGCCCTCGATAGTGCTTTTCAGGAATGCGTCATAAATACCGCCGGCCTCAGTGCCTTTGGTCTGCTTGAGCATCCCCATAACGGCGAGTTGTTCGTCCATGCCTGCGCCCATCTGGGTACCGGTTCCCTTGCTGGACTTGACCATTTCGCGGATTTCGTCAAGGTTTGCGCCAAAATTCTGCACCATGTACGCACCTTTAGACGCCATCATTTCGGCAAACGGGATATTGCCCATCTCGCTGGCCGTGGTGCGGAAGTTATTTGCCATGTCAGCCATGTAATTAGCGGCCCCCTCTGCGCTGCCTTTGGTCGCTATGGCAAGGGTGTTTATGGCGGTGGTGTAGCGGGGCAATTCATTGTCAGTGATGCCGGCAATGGTACTCTTGATGATGGTTGCCGAACTGATAAAGTCAGCAGCATTCTTGCCGTAAGCCGTGCTAAACGTCTGCGCCGCCTTAAACATCTTATCTAAGGCTTGCGTACTGACATTACGTGTAGACAACTCATCTAATGTTTTCTGAACCTCATGAGCGGGGGCAAGCAAGCCTTTGACGCCTTGAGCAACGCCCCACAACCCCACAGCCCCGACCGCAATTTGTTTAAAGGCCCGTTGTGACTGTTTGGCGAACTGTTCGACAGACTGTTGCGCCTTGCCGAGCGGTGCGCTCAGATTATTTTTAAGACTCAACAGAAAAGACAGTTCTTTCATGGTTATCCCTATTCACCGTTAAAGGCTTTGCATATGCCAGCGGTGGTGCCGTTAATGGTGCTTTCGTGGAAGTATTCCGCCAGCCAGGCCGCGCGCGCCAGGCTCATAACGTCATCACCCTCATTAGGAAGGTAATGACGTCGGAGCGTCATATATTGTTCAAGCGGGTTATTCTTAATCGCTTGAATTAGCGCGCTTATTCCTTTACTTCGATTTCTGCATCTGGCGCGTAAATCTCATTTACTTTTTTGGCAATGGCTGCGGCCATACCGGGGCGTTGCAGCAGTTCGGCGAGATTGTCGCGGGACTCCGGCACTACAATGCGTTTTAGATAGGTACTGATCGCGCCGATAATATTTTCATCACGCGCCGACTCATTCAGGCACTTGTTATACGCGACCAGCGTCGGGGCAAATTGCACGGTAATACCTTTCACTTCAAGGGTGATTACGTCTTTGGTTTCTTTGCTCATGGTTCAGTCCTTAGTATTGGGTTGTTAATATTCTTAGTGTGTCGTTTTTATCGTGCTGCTTTATTTCATTAGCTGGGCGGCGTACTCAATCAGCCAGACTTTAGGTGCAAGCCACAATTGCAGTGCGTGACCAACACTATTTGTTAGGTAAATGAGACTAAAAAGACTCGCAAGGCCCGATGTCAGTAATAAGGCAAAGCCTGGCCCGCTGTTTGTGTCTGCGGATAGCAGTGCCAAACCTTTTTTAAAGGCCATAACGAAACCAATCAGCAGAAGAAATGACACGGTAATACGTAAGCTGTAAGAGGCCGCTTTCCATACCATCAGTTGATGAATCACCTCTGGGAGTTGTGCTTTGCTGAAATCAATAGCCGAATCCATACCGCTGGCCGCGCGATTAATCAGGTTAATCAGTACGTCGTTTGCTTTATCGTTCATTCTGAAAATCTCGCCGTTGTTTTATTTCGTTTATCAATTGGTTGTGTCGTGCTGCGCAATCTGGGTATATCTTTTGGTACCGCCCTAACGTGTCGCTAAAATCGGTGCCGGTGTTACCGGACAGGCGCGGCAATGTCACCGGGCAAGGAGTTAATAAGTTTTCCTGATAGGGTACGTTCGGCACGTTCCGCACTGGCGTTGAACAACCGGACGTAATCATCAGTAGCGCAAACGGTGCTAAATACCGGTTTAATAATCTCAGTTCTGATAAGTCGCTCGGTATGCACTTCATTGGCTTTTAACTCCGTTAATTTGTCCTCAAGCTGGCGCGCTGAGGTGCCGGCGATATCTTCCACTTGTACGCGGCTGGCCTCGGCTACCTGGCTAATTGCCAGTTCGATTTTTGCCTGACTTTCGCCGTGCATCGCCCAGCCCAGCAACCAGGCCACTATCAGGGGTAATACCGCCGGCAGCAGTTCGCGCATCACTTCACCCCGTTGTGTTCCAGGCTAAAATGGTTACCGTCTGGATTGGACTTAAAACGCCCGCCCCAAGCGCCACCGATGGATTCCCAATATTCACCCAAGGGTTTATAAGCCTCGGTACGGGTCTGATACTGGCCGTTAATAAACAGATTGAAATCCACCGCCAGGCGTTGCGTGTGCAGGCTATTAGTAATGCCTTTGCCGTTCCTGGCGTTTAGCGCGGCCTGTTCCGGGGTGCGGTAGGCTTCGCCAAAGGTCAGGCGGTAGTTGTGGTTGCTCGCCCAATTAATGAGCTGGGCGATCATTAAAGTAAATACCGCCTGTTTTTCGCTTAATGTCATGATTCATTTTCCTTTTTTAGTCGTCCCAGATAGCGGGCCAGCAATCGGGTTAGGGCCATCTCAATCACACTGGAACCCATAATTCCGAGGGCAGCAGCAACACCGACTAACGCCAGAATGTGAATGTCTGGAAAGTGAATCAGCACCATACCGGCCAGCAATGACGTGCCGGAACCTAAGATTGTCCGGCCCACAATCAGACGCAGGGTGATCGCCTCGTTACCCACCAACACCTTGGCGAGTGAAATAACAGCGCCAATCCCGCCCAGCATCAGCACAATGCGAATAAATGATGTTTCTCCGTTTGGCATATGCATTTCTCACCCGATCAAGTCACGGACGTCGTCGCTCGATAAAATCGGCGTGCCGTCAATGTGGATAAAATCCGGGCTGGTCACGATGTACTTAAATTTATGCGTGGCCGTCTCACCGCCTTTCGGGTCAAAACCTAACGGACTGGTGATAATCAGCTTGCAACCAAAGACCTCGACCGTTAACTCTTCATCGCCAGTGTTGGCATAAAACAAAATATCGGTGGTTGGCATCTTGCGGTAACTGCCGGCGTCTTTGGCGGCAGCACTGAGTTTTTTAAAGTTCTTGGTATCAACCTCCATTTCCCCCTCAGCAGACACATCACCCGATACATAGCCATCAGGAATACCGCGTGATTGTGTGGCGGCGGTGTTATCGGTGATATCCACTGAAACGGTTTTGACATGGATAATTTGCGTACCCAGGGTAATGTCGATTGAGTTACCGCCAATGCGGGCAGTCGTCATGATTAATTCTCCGAAACGGCGGTAATGGATTGGTCTAGCATGATCCCAATCTGGATGGTTTTAGCGCTGCCATATGGCCGCACAACCAGGTAAATGCTCACGGTTTCGATATCCGACCAGGTAATCACCACATCGCCGGATTGCGGGGATTTCACTTCGCCAGGGAACATCACGCCGTTAATCTGCGAGCTGTGAGACATACCGCGCATGGTGCGGGCGAAAAAGGTCTGGTGTGCCGCAATACTGGCCGGGGTGCTGTTCATCGAACGGTCGGCAATTTTGCTGATAGCCTGAATCCGTACCCGGCGCGCGACTTTGTCAACAATGCGCAGATTTTCAATGATTTGGTAATCACCGCCGACCACATCCAAGGTGCGACCATCAGACCAGTACATCCCCTCGTAATCGGGATACCACATCGGCACGGAATAACGCAGGTCGTGCATGGCGCGCAAATGCGCCAGGGTAACTTCCACCCCGTTGCTATCAACGGGCATTTCGGCGCTATCAATCCCCAGCCCAATTAATGCCCCGGTTTTCACGCGGGCCGGACTGTCGGCCACGGTCACGCTGCGGTGACATAATCGGCCGGCCAACACGCCAGCTTCATTGCCCCACAGTGCCGGGACAAGTTGCACGGACTCAGCAGCAATGCCGGTCTCCAGTTCAGCAAGAAATGCCTGGTACGCTGACCATGACACAGGTACAGGCAGCGCCGCCGGCCCGGAAACAGTCAGCATTGACCACACCCAGCGACCATATTTATTGGTCAGTTCGGCGCGCAAAGCGGCGTACAAGTTAATTTTGGTGCGGCCGTCGGCCACGGTAGTGATCGGGATGGTGCAGATAACCCCCTCAACAGAAATCATCTGTTGAGCGCTGAGAATTGCCAGCATATCGTCGCCAGCCTCTGCATCAGCCGCCAATAACAGCGCATAGGCTTGCCAGTTCTGACCGCCATTGCGCTGTGCGGCGCGGACGTTCTCACGTAATGCCGTATCAGCATCAGCCAGCACAACGGTGATATCAGATTGTGAATCCAGCGCGATCAAGTCGCCGGGGATTTCAGAATCATCAGCAGCGCTACCGATGAATAAAACGGTACGCTCTACCTCGTTAATCTTGCCCTGGCGCTGGTTAAGCTGGTCTATCGTAACTGTGGGCCATGTCATTTTTTTACCTTCCCCTTAATGTCTTGCGCCCGGACGCCACCGCCGTAATTAATGGCTTGCATCTGACGCGCCAGCATTTTGTTAAATTCATCGTCATTGACTGCCAGCCATTCACGGCCTGGCAGGGTGATCGTCCAGCTTCTTTTTGACGCTTTGCCCTCAAGGCTGCGAATAATGGCCCCGGCTTTACGCTGGCTCAGGGTTCGCATAATCTCAGCCACGGAGGGGGCGCGAGGCGCACTGACTGGAAATACGACATAACCCAAATCCAACAATTTTTTTGCCTGGTTCAGCGTGGCGTTTGCGGTGCTGTCTTGCCCTTTAGCCGCTTTTTGAGCGGTCATTGAGGTGGTAAAACCCACCTGTTGCATTCGGCCCACCACGCCGGGCGGCGTTTTTTTATTGCCGCGCAAATAAATTCTTGCTGAGTCAGACGCTGGCAGTTCACCAATCACCATCATTCCCGGCAGTTTGGTCATCATTTTGGCTTTGCGCTTGTCAGCTCGCCCCGGCCACTTCACGCCCTCCGCATTTTCCTGTCGCTTTTGATGGCGACGAGCGGCGGGCATGACGCCTGATTTCAATATTCGCCACAGCAAGCGGCGGCGCTTAGCAGGGGGTAACTCCAGATCCTTTAACGTCTTTTGGAGTGCGCCCCACTGAGCGGCATTGAGCGTAAAATCAGTCTGCATCACTCTCACCCGTTGGGTGGGTTGGTGCGGCGGTTCCGTTTGCGCCCACAATCCAGCCGGCCGTTGCTGTATTCACTACTGGTGGTGCAACGCGGTAACGCCTGCCTTTTAACGGGATAATCCCCTCGCTTTCGCTTTCAACCAGAATAATGTCGTCAGCCAGTGGTACGGTGATAAACAGGGCCGCATCCTCGTTATCGGTCAGTTGTAAAATGACGGTCGGAGGCGGCATTTCATCCAGGTTGTAATGTTCATTCGCATGTTCAGTCAGCCACACCATGACCAGGGCAAATAGTGTGTCCGGGTCATACTGGCGATAGGGCCAGCGTTCCCAGGCTAACGTCGCCTGATATTGGCGTATGGCTACACGACGTTGATTAAGCCCCCACGCCTTGGCAGCGTGAATGATTTCAATATCTTCCATCCAGGCATCAGCCCCGGTGGTTTTCATCAGCCGCTCGGGCAGGTTACTACTGACAAAGTTATATAATTCATCCAGTTGCGTCATACCAAATGCACTCCCACACGGCCCCGGCCTTTGATGCCGCGCAATACCACTGCGGCCTCGGCCAACAAAGAGGCTTTTGTCTGTGGTGCGTCCTGATTGGTGTTATCTTCGCGCCGGCTGACGGTGGCAAATTCCCCCATCAAGTCGGCTTTTGTCCTGGCATAAACCGCTTTTTTATATTGGGCGGTTAACACGTTCTCACCGTCCATCATCGGGCCGGGTACCGCGCTGGCTGATTGATATCCTTTACTTTTTTGCTGCATGACAAAGTTGGCTAACGAGGTGTTAACTTCGGCAACGGCGGCAAGCATGGCTTGCACCACGGTTTTTTCGTTAATGGTGGGCGGTATGCTGCGCTCACGCTGGAATTCATCCAGTGCCAGGTCAGGCCAAAAGCCATCATTGGTTAACGTGGATTTCTGAAAACCGTTATCACCGGGTCGAAACATAAAAACCTCTCGTTATGGGGTGCGGGCTGACAAGTTTCCACGGCCCGTAAGACGCAAAGCGCTACGACCTCCACTTCGCCCGCCCCGGCTGGCCGGGTGTCGGTACTGCCCCGCGACCGGTTTAAAAACAACGGTCAGGGGGCGGTGTTCGGTTCCGCCATTTCAGCGGCTTGCTTTATCAGGGCGCGAATGCGTGATGCAATGCGTTTACGCAAGGTTTCCACCCCGATTTTTTTATGGAAACCCTCGGCCTGGGCCAGCAGTTCATTGGCCCGGATCAAGGTCGGGATGTCACTGATTGCCGCGGCAACGGGTTTACCGTCCTTATCGCGTAGCAGAAACTCACCGGCGAACTTGAACCATTTGGCGGTGTGCCTCTCGTTTAAGCGCCAGTTCTCACGCACGTTAGTAAAGGTGCGGGAAAAATACGGCTCAATACTGCGGCCCGACTGTGATTCCCCCTCGGCCCAATCCAAAATGAAATCAGCCACAAAGGCCGGGAATTTGGACTTGATCTTGTCCGGTGTTGCCTGGCTCTGAGTAATGGCGATATCGGCCCAATCCAGCGCCTTATCGATATCGCCGGTATCAAACAGCCAGACCACGCAATAACCGAATACAGGGTATTGATAGACCTTGCCAGCGCTGAGATAGCGCTCGGTATACGGGAGCCATTTCGGTAATAACTCCCGCGCCTTGAGTTCTATCTTGTCGGCAATGCGGGTTAATGCCCCCAGGCGTTTAACGTCTTTTTCCAGGCTGAGTAATTGCAAGTGCAGACTTTCGCCCGCGCCTGACTCGGCCTCTTCCGGGGTGATGTATTGCACTTTTGCCCTGGCTAATGCCTGCGCCCGAAAACGTAGTGGGTTAAACGCCATAAGGTTCCCTCCGCTTAAACTTGGGTGTTATCCAGATTCGGTGCGCCATCTTCGGGAGCACCAGGGATCAAGCCCTCCAACATTGCGGTATTAATATCTTTTTCCGCTTCGATGGTGATGGCTGATTCGTCAATTGCGCCGTACAACATTGGATGCCCCAACGCATAACCAGAGTTACGCCACCAGGCATTTTCAAAGCCCAGGCGGTCTTGCACATGTTCCGCGCGGCGGTATTGGTGATTACGTTGGTTATAGTTGTGCAAGTTTGCCAGGGTGGTAACGGCCATGCGTTTACCCGGCAGGAACGGTGCAACATAGACACGGCGACCGGTGACGGTATTTGCCAGCATTTGGGCGGCAATATTTTCGGTCGGCTTGCCCGCTTCCTGGAACAAACGGAATTGCTCGGCGGCAATCAGGTCTGAACCGATCAACAACACTAAATCCGGCTCATTCTGGAACTGGCTGGGAATGGTGGTACTGATTAGCCAGGAGGCCAGCGCATCCAGCGTTTTAAAGATACCGGTTGCACCGATGGTCAATTCACCGTCACCGGGATTAATCACGCGCTGGGTAAAGCCCGGAATGCGGTCTTGTTCTGGTGTGGTTGGGTTCGCGTGTAACGTATCGAAATTCTTCGCGATTTGATGCCAACCAATATTGACATCCTCCCCGTTCGGGTTCGCCACGCCATCGGTTTCCAGCGCCGCGCTGGTACCATTAAAGCCAACACGTAAGATATCGCTGGCAAAAGTACGCAGGGTAAATTCAGCCACTAACTGGATAAATTCATCATCGGTAGTACCTGAATGAATCCAGTTAGACAGCGTTTCCCACGGCAGACGGGCGCAAGAATCCGTAGGATACAACTGATAAACGTTGCCAGACAGGCCGACATTTTTAGTGAATCGCCCCTCAACACGGCGACCGGTAAACAGGCCCGGATTACCGACATCAATCACCTGGCCGCGAATCTGGTCAACATCGCGCGTGGTAATCAGTGGCAGGAACCAATTTTGCTCCATCAACGCCAGGCGCAAGGCGGTTTCCTGCGGCGCACTGATGCTGAACCGTCCAATGCCGTTGGTACTGATTGGCAGGGTATTAATATTCGAACCGCTGGCCTCACCAATGCGCCGGGCATAGTTTTGCGTCAGTTCATATAGCTTATTCATTGGCATAATAAGTTTTCTCGTCTATTTGTCAGTGCGTTTACCGCAAAGGCTATTTAATTCTGTCTGTGGCGGTTTAATTAACCGTAAATCAGAAGTTGTAACTCTTACCGCTGGACGCATTAGGGGCGGCATCGGGTAATTTGGTGGTGACTTGCTCAAGTTTGTTGAATTTTTTATCAGCGGCATTAAGTTTGTTTTTAAGTTTGCTGAATTCACCACCGGTAACCTCGTCTTTAATTTCGGTGACTTCTGATTGCACGGTTTCCAAGTCGGATTTAACTTCGGTCAAGGCTTCCTGAATTTCGGTTACGTCGGTGTCATTGGCTTGCAACTCGGAAATAATGGTCGCTTGCTCTTCAATAGTTTCCGCTTGCTCTTCGACGGTATCCTGTAATTCGGCGACCGCTTCGACGATGGTCTGAATATCTTCATCAGAAAACTTGCGGCTGGAACTGGAAAATAAACGCGATTTTGGTTTTTCCGGTTTTTTATCACGGCCTTTATCGGCAAGGTTAAAAAGACTGCGGAATAATGCTTTCTTTGCTTTGGGGTCTTTGGTCGACATATTTAATTCCTCGGTGTCGGCAACATCACTAATCACTAATGCTTCTAGTGCGCCGTAGAGTTTTCCGTTTTTATTGGCACTAAAGCGCATACGCTCGGTGCCGATGCTGGCCGGGGAGCTGGTGACGCCCAAGCCCTCAAGATAGGGTTTTCCGCTACCGCGAAAATTCAGGGTTTCGGTCGGCTCAATTGAGCAAAACAACATTTGTCCGTTGCGATTGGCGTACAGCAAATCCATACCAGGGCAAAGGCGGGCATACAGTCTCATCAAGCCATCTTCCAACTCAGCCTTTAATTCCTGGACTTCACCGCACGCGCCATACCAGCGCTCATGCTCAGGCCAAATCATGGCGGTATAGATTGCGGGGTCGTAGGTTTCTGCCATGTCGACCAGCCATTCCGCTGAAATTTCCCGACCGTCAACCGTCGCGCCCTCAGTCGCTATGCGGATAAAATTCGTTGTCAGTTGTGAACCGGACATAATTGACCTTTTAATTAATCGGGTTGGCGTGGTGATGGTATTAACTTCATTCAGTATTACGGATTGTTTTTATTATTTCATTTATCAAAGTTCTTATTGGTTCGTAATAAGGAGGCATTGCGATTCAATACGGTATTGAGTTGTCATTTTGCATAAATAAAGCCGCCATAATGAGGCATGAGCAGAAAATCAAAGTATCCAGAGGAATTAATCGGCGTTGCGCGTTCATTATATTTGAAGCGCTGGACTGCCCAAGAGATAGCCGATGAATTAAAGCTTAATTCAACGCGGATTGTTTACTATTGGGCGGATAAAGGCGGCTGGCGCAGTCTATTAAGTGAGGAAGATTTAGAGTCTGTTATTAACCGCCGCGCGGCGGTATTGGTCGATAAGGCGAATAAAAATGATATTGAGTTAAAAGAACTCGATAAATACATTGATATGCACTGTAAGTTAATCGTCAGTCGTCATAAGCACACTGAAAAAATTCACGCTATGAATTTAGAGGCGGCGGCGCGCGGGATAACCGCAACGGGAGCCGGTGGCACCATTGAGGCTATTGCTAATGAGGGCGACGACAGCAATAAAAAGAAAAGCGGCAAGCGTGGCGGTAAACGCAATAATGTAGCCGATATTGTGGCGGCTGATTTTGATGAGTTTGTTGATGGTCTGTATGACTATCAAATCACCCTGCGGGAAGCGAAAAAACACCGTAACCGCATATGGCTGAAATCACGCCAAATCGGCGCGACCTGGTATGCGGCATTTGAAGCGCTGGAAGATGCCATTTTAACCGGCAACAATCAGGCGTTCTTGTCAGCCTCCCGCCCTCAATCGCTTATTTTCCGGCGCTATATCATCAAGTTTGCTTTTGAACTGTTCGGCATTGAATTGACCGGCGACCCCATTGTGTTGAGCAATGGCGCGGAGTTGCATTTCCTGTCAACCAACAGCAACACCGCCCAAGGCTTTTGCGCCAACGTCTACATAGACGAAATTTTCTGGCAACGTGGCTTTACCGAACTAAAAAAAGTGGCCGGCGCGATCGCCACACATAGCCATTTACGCCGGACTTATATTTCAACGCCCAGCGCTAAAACCCATCAGGCTTACCCGTTCTGGACGGGCGACGAATGGCGCAAGGGCAAAAAGGCGCGGGAAAACGTCGACTTCCCCACTTTTGCGCAAATGGAAGCCGGAATTATGTGCCCGGATAGCCACTGGCGCTATATCACCACGGTTGAAACCGCCGTTGCTGATATGGAGGAAAAGGCCAAAGTCTATGGCGCTGCCGCCATTCTGATTGACCTGGAAGAGATACGGGAAGAAAACGCCGAAAGTTCCTTTAACCAACTGTACATGTGCCAATTTGTCGACACCGGCGATTGTGTTTTCCGTTTCGACCAGTTGGAAAAGTGCCTCACCAATGTGAGCACCTGGGAAGATCACGACGTCAACGCCATGCGGCCCTTTGGTAACCGTGAGGTGTGGGCCGGTTATGACCCTGCCCGCACCGGTGATACCGCCTCATTTGTTCTGGTCGCACCGCCACAAGTGGACGGGGAGCCTTTCCGGGTACTGCATATCGAAACCTGGCACGGCTTCGCCTTTAAATACCAGGTAGGCCGCATCAAGGAGTATATGACCCGCTACAACATCACCCATATCGGCATTGATACCACCGGTATTGGCGGGCCGGTGTGCGAAATGGTGCAAGACTTTGCACGACGTGAAGTAACCCCGATTCGCTACAGCCAGGAGAGCAAAAACCGCCTGGTGATGAAGATGATCGATGTGGTCGAGCATAAACGCATTGCCTGGGATATTGAGGATAAAGGCATTGCGGCCAGCTTTATGGCAATTCGCCACACCACCACCAAGAGCGGCGGCGGCATGACCTTTGTTGCCGACCGTAGCGCCGACACCGGCCACGCCGACCGATTCTTTGCCATCGCCCACGCGGTGATAAACGAGCCAATTAACAACGAACGCAAGCGGAAATCCGGCTGGGCGGGACGTCTGACAGGAAAAAATAATGAGCAAACGCAAACGCAAACAGCGCTACAGCGCCAGGCAGCAAAAATCCCATGTGCCAGCCATGCCGGCACGGCGTGGCACATTCAGTATCGTCACCACCGATACCCCCATGCCGATATTGACGCAGGGAACGCAGTATCACGAAATTTGGTACGACTCGACCGCCGACCACTGGCGGCAACCCATCGACCGGCTGGCCCTGGCGCAACTTGCCAACATGTGCGGGCAGCATGGCGGGGTGCTGTATGCGCGGAAAAATATGGTGGTGAGCGATTATGCCGGCGGTGGTCTGAGCCTGGGCGAAATGGGCCAGGCGGCTTATGATTATTTGCTGTTTGGTGATATCGCTATATTGAAAGTGCGTAACGGTTGGGGGGATGTGGTGGATTTGGTGCCGTTGCCGGCGCTGTATGTCCGACGCCGCAAGGATGGGGATTTTTCGGTCTTGCAGAAAGGCCCGCCGCTTATTTACCCGGCGCGTGATGTGATTTTTTTGCGCCAGTACGACCCACAACAGCAGGTTTATGGCTTGCCGGATTATATCGGCGGGATGCATAGCGCGTTACTGAATACCGAGGCGACCATATTCCGGCGGCGCTATTACCATAACGGCGCGCATACCGGCGGGATTATCTATACCACCGACCCCAATTTAAGCGACGAAATGGAAGAGGATATCGCGAAAAAAATTGAGGAATCCAAAGGGGTGGGCAACTTCAAAATGATGTTTATCAATATCGCGGACGGTGGCGAAAAAGGAGTGCAATTTATCCCGATTGGTGACGCCGGTGTGAAAGATGAATTCGCCAATATTAAAAGTATCAGTGCGCAAGATGTTTTGACCGCGCACCGCTTCCCTTCCGGCCTGGCCGGTATCATTCCGACTAACGGGGCGGTGATGGCCAGCCCGGAAACTGCGCGCGATACCTATCGAAAAGATGAGGTGATCCCGCTGCAACGGATGTTCGCCAGTGCGGTGAATCACGATCCCGACATTCCCCCTCATTTGCACCTGCAATTTGAGGGGCTAAACAGTGATGGATTGCCACTGACCAAGCCGGCTGATAATGAGATTGTTATCACGCCAGGTGATGGAGCGTAACGTATGAGAAATAAGCGGCGAAAAGTGCTAAAATCATCCCAAGATGGCGGTTTTTCGGGGGATGGTATGGCGACAATCAAGGTTATTTGCACAGCGTGTGGTGCGCGGATGCATAACCGTAAATCAGTATGGCAAGCGCCCCAGCTTGCAAACCTGTATTACACCTGCACCAATGTAGAATGTAGCGAAACGAGTGTTTATGAATTAACCCGCTCGCACACCGTTAGCCCTAGCGGCCTGGGTGATAAGGGGTTAATCAAAGCACTACTGGAAAGGCTACGGCCAGATGAAAAACAGATTGCCCTGGATTGGCTGCAAGGTCAGCCGGGATAAGAGAAACCCGCCGAACGGCGGGTTTTTTGCTAAATGGCTAAGTCGAGAGGCAGGTCTGATATATCCTTTAGGCGCTTTCCGTCAACCATAATGGATAGCATGTCGGCCGCATCATTTAGACCTAGGTTTTTAACTGTTTCCTGTAATTCGTATAGCGCAAAGTGATATACGCAATCAATATCACCAGTGCCTAAAGCAATTGATGCTAGGCGGCTAGGTGTTGGCTCCGCAGTGACGACAACCACGTGTGGTAGTCGCCCCTTACGATTTCGAATCAAGTTTAAAGCCTCAGACCTTGCATTTTGAGCGCGATCACTTCTGATTGTCCACTTACATGAAATACTTGCATGAAGTAGCGGAAGGCCTCCATTGATCTCGCGCAAGCTAGCCAAAGTAGATACGGAATTATCGACGAGTAGGTTTGGGTTATTTATGACATCATCACTTTCTGGGGAGCGCACCACTACGATATCGGGAGTAATAGTGTAATCACTTCCCAATGCAGCGGCCAATTCAGGATCATTTTTAGCTGCCCGATTTAAAGCAACAAGGTGTGCATATTGCTCATATCGGGCTATCTCAAGCCGATTTCGGCCTGTTACCTGATGCACATCCCATTTACCCGGCCTTAAGTGGCCTAATTTGAGAAAGGTATTCTTCACAAAATCAGCGCATAAACCTTCGAACTGATTACCTGATGTTTGCCCCGCAATTCGCTCTCCGATGGTCTCGGCTTTTAGAAGCTCTGCGATGCCCTTAGCGATGGCTTTACTTGTGGTGTTACTGCCGTCAGCATTACTAACCACACCGTTGCTGTTTATTGTTAGTGTGGCTTTTAGTAATTCCGCATGAAAAGCCTTGCGGGCCTCAAGAAAGTGAGATTTAGCATTCATTATTATGCAACCTTGAAAATCCGCTTAACCGCTAATGCGGCAAAAATCTGCTTTGCGACAGCCTCAGCGACTGGAGGAGGGAATGCATTTCCTATTTGTCTATAGGCGGCTGTTTTCTTACCAAATATAGCCCAATCGTCAGGAAAACCTTGAACCCTGGCTGTCATTCTGGGGGTTAATCTCGGCATACCAACAAACTCAACCGGAGGGGCTTCATCCCATAACCCCATACCATCAACACCGATTTGCGCCCATGCTGCTTTGGCTCTTGTCGGACCAAGGTCTGGCCCTCCATGTTTCTTTGAACCGCCCACCAGTGTGGGGGCTATAGTATTTGCGCGATGCCTCCATTCGTCAGCACCTAGCCAGCCATTGGCTTTCATTAGGTCGTGCAGTAAGTTGCCGACTGTTAATGGCTCTTGAATATTCGGTGTCGGCCAAGAGAAACCCTCAGACAAATCTTTGCGAATACCCACAAAAACAACCCTTGGACGGAGTTGTGATACACCAAAATCCGATGCATTTAACAGTCTCCAGCCGGTTTTATAACCTAATTTATTAAGCTGTTTTTCAACTTTATTTCTGTAGTCTTCGAAGACTGCGTCTAGAAGACCACGCACATTCTCAAGCATTACAGCCTTCGGACGACATTCGTCTGTTAATCGGATGGCTTCTGGGAATAAATCCCGATCATCTTCTGCCCCGAGTTGTTTTCCAGCCTTGGAAAAAGGTGGGCAAGGCACGCCTCCCGCGAGCAGGTCTATGCCGTGAAATGGTTTACCATTGAAAGCCCTGAGGTCGCCTTCAATAACATTCCAATTTGGCCTATTTAAACGTAACGTAGCGCAAGCGGGAGGCTCAATTTCAACGAGGGCTTCATGCTCAAAACCCGCCCTTTCAAGCCCCAGTGCTTGACCACCGGCTCCAGCACACATTTCTAATGATGTAAATTGACTCATAATTTCTCTTGGTTCGAATTGTAGACTTAAATATATGAGGTAAGCCTAATAAATCCCGCTAACCATGAAGGTTAGGTTAGAACGGGGTATGCAATCAAGCTAAACAACCGTCTTGAATGTCTTAATTAACTTCACTTCCCTTTGCTCCCAGCATTCCTGGTCAAGTCGGGCGGTCATTTTGTTGGGGAATACCAGATTGCCGCCCCTGGCTAACACGCTGATTTGCCACTTTTCCAATATCCAGCCGCTACGCTGCATGCCTTTGTCGATTTTCTGGCACATTTCCACCATTGAGGCGCTGATAGGCTGCGCCTCAATTTTTTTCGGTGGTTTTTTAGCTTCTTCCCGTAGTCGGTTGCGCAGTTCTCGCCGCTGGGTATAGGTGAAACTGTCAAAATTATTAAAATCAGGCGCTGGCGTTGTGCGTTTTTTACGCTGCCTTGGGGCTTCGTCGTCGGGGGTGGGGACAGTTATTGCCACGAGTCCGAGGGGCGATACTGCCGCCCCAATGTCAAAATCAAAACCAACGTCAACCCCAACGGCCACAGGAGTGGCCTTGGTTTGGCTGTCGTTGCTATCAGTCTTGCGTACCATCTTCCAGTTATCGCTATGGATACAAACGCGTGAACGCTCGCCCAGGCTAGGTGACCAAATGCCAAAAATTTTGGTTCCGTGTTCGCCATAGTCGTTGGGGGTTTCAGACTCAATGTAAGCGGTACGGATAAGGTGATTTTTGCGGGGTTCCAGAACACCGCCTTGTTTTAGGATGTACGTCGCCATGCAGCCGGCATCCGCTGCGGCTAACACATCATCCATATCTTTATTAGCCAGCACTTTTTTCCATAACCAAACTTTACTTAAGCCGGTTTCGTCCTTGGTTGTGGCTGCTGCTTCCATCTTGATGGCTTTTGCTTCGGCCTTGCGTCGGAGTTGGCCGGCCAACATGCGTAATTCGCGGTAAACCTGGCGGGAGGGAATGCCAAAAAAGCGGAATTGCTGGACGCCGTGAAGAGAAGCCCAGGCAACAGCCCTTTCGGTATCGTCACCTAATGGCTGGCCGGTTTCTTTACTGACAATCGGCTTACCGGTCGCTTTGTCCAACTTCCCTTTAAGGTTACTGCCGCGCACGTTCTTACCCAGGTACTTGGTTAAGTAACTGGTGATAGTGCCTTTGCTTTTGAGTACCGGCTTAACATCAAAACGGGGTTTAATATTCCGCCCTAACTCTTGACGGTCTTCGCGGATCGCAAAATCCCGCATCACTTGGGTGATGGCGGCGCGGTGTTGTTTTTCCATGATGCACATTAGATGCCAGTGAACGGCGCCATCGTGATGGGGTTCAGCAATACGGACGCCGTACCAACGCAAACCTAGCCGGTTGAGTTTTTTCCTGATACCCGCAAACAGATTGACCAGGTAATCACTGCTTTCCTTGATGGTTTTTGTGCTCCATTTGGGGTTAGGTCTGCCATCTTTAAGGGTGGCGTGATACCTGGATGGGCAGGTGATGGTGTAAAACATCGCTTTATCACCGCGCATTTCTGCTAGATTTTCCAAGCCCTTACAGGTGGTCATCATTTCGATGTAGCGTAGATGTGGGTTACTGGCGCTGGCGTTAACCACTTCCTCCATATCCATGACAAAACCGCTGTCGTTGACCAGTTCGTGAGCACGGATAAACTCAGCAGAACGCCGCCACTGCTCACGCTGATGAGTGAGCGCCTCATAGCTGATGTAGGGGGAGGCTTTCTTGTGAACCAACATGGCCGCACGCAATTGCTCTTCTCGCCACTGACAACGTAAGCGCCATAAGCGGCCTTTCCACCAAGTCGCACAGCGTAAACGCGCCAAGGCTCCGGGGATCAGGTCGTAAGGTATTTCACCTCTACGGCGTAATTTATCATTGAGGGCGTCCCAGTTTGGCGGGGTGATCGAGAGCTTCCGGGCTTCGTTGGCGACGGCGTGATAGAGGCGTAATATCTGGTCTGGCGTGGCATTTTCTGCCGGTAGGGTTGTCATTTGGCTATCGAGCAACATATCCATGTGGGCAGCGGTCATGGTTGCCAGGGTGGTGACTTCTCTTTTATTGAGTTCGGCCAGATGTAACAGGCCGTCCAATCCCTCGCGGCTGGCAATATGTCGCATTGCGGCGGTTTGTTGCTTTCCTCTCATGGCGTCCAGGCGTGACAATGCTTTCTCAATAGTTCCGTTTAAGAATGCATTGGCTCGCTCGTCACACTGTTCGCGGCGTAAGTAATCAATACGTCGCTGTAATGGCTGGCGAATAAATTTAGGCTGGCTGGTGAGATTGGCCTGAATCTCTAAAGCGGGGTTGCTGCGTTCAGCTTTTTTTGATTCAACCAGGCGCGCTAAAAAGAGTGCTTTCTTGTCCTCTGCCTCTTCAAAATATTCAATCCACCGCTGACGTTTTCCTCTGGCCTTGCGTTCGTCCTCGGTCAACATTGCGTCAGTCGCCGCTTGCAGGTCTTGGCGGTAAGCATCAATGACCCGCGCCAGTGGGCTGGCTTTGGGGAAGCATTCAATATCCAGCAGTGGGTTTATGCTGGCGTTGGGTTTATTCCAAGAGTAAACCCCGGCAAACGTTTTATCGTTTCCGGGGCGTGGCTGTGGTGGTTGAAATCGACTGCGCTTATTAGTCATTGCGGGAGTGAGCTACCGGGGGTGGGCGTTCGGCGCGTCCGGTAATATACAATTCCGTATACGGCACTCACTGGCATTTCCATTTTTCCAGCGATAACCCTCGGCTTTACCCCCTCTTCGTAAAGCGCACGGCATAACTCCACGTCATGATCGCTGTGCTTGGCATTTCGATTGCATTCGCCAATGTTTGATGGGTTTACACCCTCGGCGTTTGCTCTTACACGAATGGCGGTTAATGTCCGGCCCAGGTGCTCGGCAATGTCTTGATATCGGGTGGTGATTACTGCTTCACGCAAATAAGCCACCTCATCCGGTAACCAGGGCTGGCCGTGACGATTTGGGGTAGTCATAGCCGCCCCCTTAAAATGGGATTTCATCGCACGGATCAAAAAATGAAAGCATGACTAAATTCGGGGAAACGAAATCACATTGAGTAATATCTGAAATTTCCACCACAATCTTTCGGCCTGTATATTCATCAGTACCACCGTCCCATTCAGCCAAAAGTAAATAATCACCCATCGCAAAGTCTCGGTCATTAGTGCGTAGTTCGGCTTTTTTCTTTCCCTCAATAACCACTTGGAAATATTCAGGCAGTATTTTTAATTGATGGGTTTTAGGTGATACTGCCTCCTGAAATGCCTGTGCAATACGTGTAGCCTCTTTGCGGTCAGATTCTGTTTTATGTATTGCCTGAATTGCTAGCTCAGTCGTTTTATCATGGCCCTCTTTACAGATGTTCTTACCGGCATCCGTACCCATGAGCGCAAAAATTAAAGAATCCCATTTTGGTTCGAATGATGAATTGAATTCTTCTAAATGTGTCACTCTCTGCCGTAACTTAAATGCTTCGCTATTTAGCCGTTCGATTTCAATGCCGGCATTAGTTAAGTGCTCAAGCGCATAGCCCGGACAAATACCGAAGTGAGATGCTGCGCGATTAATATCATAAGCTGCGCGAGTCAGCCCTTTTAGAGCATTGATAGTATTGATATGAGTAGCCATTATTTAGCCTCTCTATTTTCAGTAGATGAATTAGCAATGGTTTTAATTTCTGAAATCCAGATGGATAAATTATAAAAAATATCCTCTTTGGAAATATCGGCTTTATTTAAAACAGCCAGTTTGTTTTCTAATCGTTCAAGCAACATCAATCGTTCAGAAAGGCGAGCACTATTAAAATGCGCTACCAGTTCTATGTCGTTTGGTTCTTTAGTTAACTTTATCGGTGCAACAGCCATTCTTATTACCCCGTATTTAGATAATGGGAATCCCGACGCAGTAAAGCGCCTGTTAATTTCAGGTGTTTATTTAATCGCTTTTATTATCCAGTAATGGATCACAATCTATATAGGTGATCCGTTCCGGTAATAAACTGGTCGATGCCCTCCATCTGTTCAGTGCATCAACTAAATTTCTCTGCTCTTGCGGTAGCAGCTCCTTAAACGCTAATCCATGTCTGGCCCTTGGAATATCGGCCAGATAGTAAATGGCACCTTTCATTTTTGGGTCTGTCTCGCCCATTTCATTAATCAGTGCCGGTATAACTCCCTGGTGTTTTTTGCTGGGGAGCAAAGACCAAATTTCAGCAACATGCTGTAGGCCGTACTGCCGTTCTTTTAATGTCAGCGGAACGGCGCGGGCCTCCTCGGTGTTTGCCATACATCCCCCTACGCAAATATTCCCATCAGGCGCGCCCACCAACGGGGTTTAGCCCTGGGCTTTGTCATAAATGGAAAGCGACAACCTTTAATAAACTGCACTTCGGCAGCTTTCGGCTGATAAAAACGACCGTCAGGTGTTTCTATCCAGCCGCGCTGATTACGATAGTGTGTCACTTGCTGGCCGTTCTTTAGCATTGCAGCCAGTGACGGGCATTGATTAGCGGTCATTTGTTGGCTCCTCTGCGTGTTCAGGTAATTCCTGCGGTGTTACGCAGTCCTTAAGCCAGCGATGGGCAACGGTTCTAATCTGGTCAGCGTCTTGGCTGCCAGCATATGAAGCGGCGGCAGCTAAATCTAGCAATTGGTTGGCCGCCCAAACAACCTCTGAAACGCCGTTGCGAGCTATCCAGCGAGTCGTGACGAAAGTCTGTCTAAATTTGTACTTCGCCAGCACCTGATTGGCGGCGATTGAAAAAGGCAGTTGCTGGCTCATAAAGTGATCTCCATCAAATGAATAGTTGCCGGGGTACTGCATCGCGCCCGGCGCACGTTTTTTGTGGTACTGTTTTTGCGCCGGTTAATACTGTGAGAAGGAACCCCGGCGCTATACCCACCAACCACAAAAGGGAAATGTATGAGCAATGATATCGATGCTGAATTGGATAACATGGCTAATAGCGAATTATGGGAATTCTTTAATCTCGTTGGGCCGGGCCAGTCTTATGTAGGTGTCCGTTTTGAATACGATCTTGAAGAACACGAAACGCTACCCGATGCCAAAAATTTAATTACCCTACTTACACTTGAAAAGACGAAAGCGCTCATTGAGGAGCTTCGGGTTCAGGTAAGTGAGATTGAGGGCCGGACTGTGCCGGCTCAGCCTGAAAAGCCGCTTCACTGATTGCCGCCGAAATAATATTTCTTATTACGCTGAAACTTACCCCAGGTGTGGATGTGTGCACCTTTCCTGGGGTTCTTGTTAGAAAATAGCCGGGTGCTATCTCTACAGTTAAGCTCTGACCGTCCGCAATTGGTTCTGCTGGCCCTTGTGACTCATCGTCGGAAGGGGGGGTATTAATAAAGATATTTTTAAATTCGACTTTACCGCCTAGCTCTTCTATTTTTCTATCGATATCCGCTTTCATTTCGTCGCTAAAATCGGGTTCGTTGGCGAAAAGAATAAACCCAGCGTGTGCGTCGTTGTGGTAATAGCGGGGGCGGAAAATGGCTCCTTCGCTTCTTAAGGCAACAGGCTTGCTATCAGTGTCGATGGCAACGAATTGCTTGACCTCAACAGGAATAATGGCGGCGGTGATATCGTCAAAAGTTGCCATTGTTCGAATGCACCCACCGTTAAGTTTGTATATTTTACGGTATTCTCCATCTTCCATTATCGATTCGATATTATCAGTGTTAACAATAAGATGAGAATCCCCGCTTTTTATTTTTACAAATTTAGACATGTTTAAATCCTCGCTTGGTTAATAAGAAATAAAACCCTTTCGCAAATCTGTTATTTGAGGGAGGGCTTTATCCCCTCAATACTTCATTAAATGGTTCGGGTGCTATTTTGGTTGCCTTAAAGTCACGAACGGCATTTAGCAATAATGGGTATACCGCTTCGTCACCCTCACCGGTGGTTACGGCCAGCGTTGTTAACATGTCCAGGTTAGCGATGGTATTTGCGGTAATGACTCGGCACCCACGGATAAAATTGAAATTACCGATAAGGCCCTGATTAAGCCTTATGCAGGAAGCCTCCATTTGAAAGTGATGGTTTTGCAGCACGATATTGGCGAGCTGCAGAATTAGTGACTTCTTCATAGTGAATTCCTCATTTTATACAACCGGTCAATGTAATCCGTGGCCTGCGCCTGTGCGTCAAACTTGCCGTAAGACTCATCACCCTGGCGAACGTGGTAACGGGTGATCGGGTTTCTTTTGTTGCGCTTCAACTTGGTAATTGAAAACCCACGGTAAGCACTGGTGTGATCACTGATAACAGTCAGTGCGTACATTGGGCCGTAATGCGACAGCCAACTCATGCCGCCGCCTCTACTTTGTGTTTACGGCCCTTGCCTGGCTTGCTTACGTTAATACGGTCTTTCCAGCCGTGCCATGCAGCGGGCGCGGTATCGACTAACTGTTTCGCGTGGTCGTCCCATTCCTTACGGTTGATCCATAACTCCGCTTGGCCGCCAGGCTTAAGAGGGTCGGCCATGTAAAACGCGGGTAATTTTCCGGCCTTTGCCATTGCTACTACGGCACCAACAGTCTTACCGATATGAAGGGCGAAACCCTCTTTTGATAACAGGTCGGAAGGGTTTACAGATAAGCGAATTTCTTCTTTCACCGGCTTGCCAGTTCTGGTTTTCGCTTCAGCAGTTTCATCTATCGTTTTAGCTTCATCAGACATTTGCTATTCTCCATCTTGTTACTGGCTCGCCACTTGGAACCACTTAGAACCATTTAGTGTAACTATTGGCGTATATGTTCGGATAAAAGATATCGGATGATATAAAACATGTCAATCACTCAATCTGAGAAGTTAAAACTGATCCGTGAGTCAGAAAGACTTAGTAGAAAGGAAGTTGCTGATTTAACTGGGTTAAAATATGTCACTTATGCAGGTTATGAGTCAGGAAAAATGAAAATGTCAATGGAGGCGGGAATGCGGTTCTTTAAACACCCTAGATTCAGAAAATATCAAAGCTGGTTTATGTTCGATGAAACGAACTCAGCAGCCGGACAAATAGCGCCGGCTCTCTCTCTTAATGGGCCAGAGATAACAACGTTACCCCCATCAGGGACGAAAATTGGTTAGATATTTATTACGAATACGCTGACGACCTGTGGTTACAGGCTGCTGGTTATGTCGGAGGGCTTACTTATGTCGATTAAGAAGCTCGATGATGGTCGTTATGAAGTGGACATTAGGCCGCAGGGTTCCGAGGGAAAGCGAATTCGGCGCAGGTTTAACACGAAGGGCGAGGCTCAAGTTTTTGAGCGTCATATTCTTGTTAATTACCATGATAAAGATTGGCTGGAAAAACCAGCAGACCGCAGAAAACTCACTGAATTACTTGGGTTGTGGTGGGTGTACCACGGCCAGAGTCACGTGCGAGGCGAGAAGGAAAAGGAGCGGCTGACTGCGATCATTAAAAATCTCAGTGAGCAGGATGTTGTTAGGGCCGACCAGCTTACCAGAAAGTCGTTTATAGACTATCGCGTGCGCATGTTGAGTGCAGGGCTGAAACCGTCAAGTGTCAATCGGCACCAAGCCATTTTAAGGGGGATGTTTACCAAGTTAATTAATGCCGATGAGTATCACAGCCTGAACCCATTTGAAGGGGTAAAGCCATTCAAAGAAGGCGAGACGGATATGTCCTTTTTATCTGATGAAGAGATAGAAAGTCTCATCAGCCTACTGTCGGGGGATGATCACAAGGCTGCTTTGCTGTGCCTTGCTACCGGTGGGCGATGGGGTGAAGTGTCAAGTCTTAAATGCGAGCATATTATCGGTAATAAGGTAACATTCATGAAAACCAAGAACGGGAAGCGGCGAACGGTTCCAATATCGGATGAATTAAAATCATTCGTGAGGACTGGCAAGTCTGGTGCTTTATTTCACCCAAGCTATACAACAGTCCGTAATGTGCTGAAGAAAGTGAAGCCAGATTTACCACCGGGTCAGGCGGTGCATGTTTTGCGGCATACGTTCGCAACGCATTTCATGATGAACGGAGGTAATATCATTACACTTCAACGGATCTTGGGGCATGCGACGATACAGCAAACAATGACCTATGCGCACTTTGCGCCAGACTTTTTACAGGATGCAGTGGCGTATAATCCTATCGCGGGAATGTCCATAAAGTGTCCATAA